ACAATCAGTTCGTTCACACTTGCTGCTGTGTCACACATGATGATGGCAAACCATATTACTCACAAGTAAGATTTCCCTACGCAACAATGCATGCAGTTGGAAATTGTACAAATTTTCAATTTTTGGATCTCCCGAAAGCATGGGATGGGCAGCTAGCTGAAGCAAAGGAAGGGTTTTGTTACGTTCACATCTTTATAGCAATGTATTTGTATATTCCAGCACACTATACACAAGGTTATATAAATTTAATTAACACTAAAATAATACCAGCATTGGGACCGTGGCCAACGTTGAAACGAGTAGCAACCGCATGTTGTTTGATAACTCTATATTATCCAAGCGTAATGGAAGCCGAGTTGCCTGAAATTTTAGTTGATCATGAACATAAAACAATTCATGTGGTTGATAGCTTTGGATCGGCATCATTTGGATATCATGTTTTAAAAGCCAACACGATACGTCAACTTTTACCAATCATGTCTGATGAAATTAAAAGTGAAATAGCAGAATACAATGTCGGAGGCACAAATAAATTAAACGCAACAACTATAAAACATCTCGTAAGAGCAACATTTAAGAAAGATAATTTCAAACAATTAATGGAAACAAACCCTTACCTAATTTTAATAGGAGTTTTATCACCTGTAGTCTTAAAACAATTATTTGAGAGTGGATCGCTTCAACTTGCAATAAAGTATTTCATGGAAACAAACATTGACTTATTTAATGTATGCTGCATTATGGAATCATTAGCACGAAAGCAACGCAAATCAGACACAATTATGCACCAACTAAGCACGTTGTATAGTGTTTATCCACAATTAATTGAAGTTTACCGCGATATGCATATTAACACACCTGAACAGGCAATTGCACATAAACTTACGCTCGATTCAATGCAAAGGATTGTAGAAATTAATAACGCGGACGTGCATCTAGTACATGGCGGATTTTGTACATTAAATGAAAACATGAGGCGAAAAAAAGAAGAATTGTACATGGAAATTGTAAATACTTCATTTTTAGAGCTAAGTTTGTTGGAAAGATTATGCTACACTACACGTACTATAAATATTTGTGGACGTATAAGGGCATATTTCAAAGAAACCAAAGGTCTAGATTCACAACAAGCATGGAAGCACTGCATTTCAAAGCCTTTAACTATTATGCAAAATGGAATAACACATTGCTGCGATGCAACGAAGCAAGCATCAGTACACATGATAGATTCAATTCGATCGCGAGCAACACGAATTGCAATACGTGGCATTTCAATGTTAACACCGGACTTTGGGAAAATTTTAGGAGTACTTTCTATAGTTAGTGTTTTATTAACAATCTTTTATAAGACAAATAAAATTATAAAAAGAAAGCAATATGAAGCTTTACGCGTTTGTAATGAAAAGAATGATCTAATATATGAAATGATTGTTACAACAATGCAGAAATTTGACAAAGAAACAGGCAACGATGATTATTCAGATCCCGAATTCACAAAGTACTTAACGTGGCTCAGAAAAGAAAATCCAAACCTCTACAAAAGTGCAAAACCATTATTGTTAACTCCAGTCGTCCATCAGGCTAAGCAAGAACACAACATAATGCTGGAAAAGATACTTGCAATATCAGTTTTATTCATGATGGTATTCGATGCAAACAAAAGTGACAAGCTATATTCGATACTAAGCAAACTTCGAGGAGTGTTTTCAACACTAGGGCAAGATGCAGTACACCATCAAAGCCTAGATGATATCATGGATATAAAGGAAGAGAGGAGAAAAGTTGTTGAATTTGACAGACAAGAATTAGAAACTCCACACATGACACATACAGCAACAACTTTTGAGAAATTTTGGGAAATTCAAATTACGCAAGGAAGGACACTACCACATTATCGGACAGTTGGAAAGCTTGTGGAAATGACAAGGGAAACAGCACTCGATGTGGCTTCGTTAATAGCAAGCAGTAATGAAGCATCAGAATTCATAGTGCGAGGTGGGGTAGGGACAGGAAAATCAACATACCTACCTAGCTTATTATCTGAACGAGGAAAAATTCTGATAATTGAGCCAACAAGACCATTAACTGAAAATGTTGCAGATCAAATTCGAGGTAAGCCACACTTCAAAAGTCCAACTGTTGCAATGCGTGGTTTGAACACATTTGGCTCCGATCCAATCACGATCATGACAAGTGGGTATGCATTACACTACTTTGCACATAATAGGCAATTACTCAGGAAGTT